CTGCAAGAGGAGCGGAAATAAATCCAACAAGATCTCTACGCGTATCGGCGATTGTCTTGATCTTGGTATCAGTAGTACCACTGCTATCTTCAAAGGCAAAGAGCAAATTAACGTCCACTGTTTCGGAATCTTCAAACAATTCAAGTGCCGTAACAACCGTACCATTTGTAAAGTCAGTTGCATCATCACCGCCTGCAAGGTTTACGTATGTTTCGTAAGGACTGTCGTCTCCAAGCCATGGAATTGCACCAAGATCTGTGGTATCATCTGCTTCAAGCTCTGGATCACCAGTAACGTCGTCTGTATCTTTAACTCCGAAGATAAGCGAGGAATTTGTATTAACAAAATCTGCCCAGTAGTTCGATTCGCCAAATTGGTTTTTAGCATTACGCGCAATAGAAAGACCTTCATGAACTTCAAGAATTTCTCCTACCACCCCGCTGAATTGTGCACCATTGTCAACAATCACAATCGAGACTTCATCGTTAACTGATGTAGAACCGGTAAGATCCTCTGCCCATCCGCTTGTCCCAGGTTTAAACTGCAACGCACCTTTAACGCTTGTTGATTGATTCGCATAGTTATCAGCATTGATAACGTGAACCCTAAGCGAATTACCAAGTTTACCAGCATAGCGAGCAACAACGTGTGCGCCCATTGCGTTAAGCCTAGATTGATTTGTTTCGAGTTCCGTTACAGTACTAATGGTAAATCCACCCTCTCCCTCAGGAGAATCCAGAGGTGAATTAAAGTAATCAGCAGGCAGTGGAGAATCATCTCCGTGGCTAGAATATGCATTAAGTGCTGTAGCTGCGTTTGCCCGGACAACTTTCAGATTGTTGCTGTACTTCAAAAATGAAGCAGCTTCCAAAAAGCTCCGTTCGAGTGTGGCGTCTTCTGTTGAGGGTGCTCCGAATATTCTCGCGAGTTCCTTCTCCGAACTGACGGTTACGATTTCTCCAATCGGTCCCCATCTGAAGTGACCAGCATATCCACCAATAGAGGTAGACTGTGCCGGAATGATGTCTGTAAGGTCAATTTCTTTAACCTCGACACCTGGTGATACTAAAAATCCCATGTATTATCCTTTCAGTGTAATTTAATTAATAAGTTTAATCATAATAAGGTTATATCCAATACAATCTATTTATTGTTTTTGCGTTTTCAAAGCGACTTCCAGCGTTCCATCTCTTGAATGATTTCATCATAATGGTCAAGTGAATCAGGCTTTTCGTTACCTGCATCCATAAAACCAAACGGGGGAAGGTCTTCTTCCATCTCCATCAGCTTTTCCTGATAAAGAAGATCTTTAAGCTGCATGTTACTCATGCTTTCAAATATATCGGTACTAACAAACCAAGCAAAAAGAACAAAGTTCATTACAGAATCGTCATGAGTACCGTTCTTACCAGCATAGCTATCACCTTTGGGCTCGAAGGAGCTAAGCTCTGAAATAGTTTCAGGATCTACTATATGAAGTTTTGAATCTTCGATCAGATCCTTTAAGTTAGAGCAACCAATACGTTTAACCTTACGGGACATTGTAACTCCAATGCCGTTGCTCTTAACGGTACTTGTGGTAAAGGTGTTTTCGTACTCGTGATCGTAGTAAACCGCATTACATACAACCATTCCTGCATCGTTGTTTTCAATAATCACCAGTGCTTCGTTGTAAACCTTTGCCGCGCGAATGATCATATTAGGAAAGAGCAGCGGGGAGATGGTGTTATTCCGATAAGTACAAACTTGCTTGAATGGATCTTTCGAGATGTCAATTACAGAGAATGTGCTATAGTCTTGACCCCGACCCTTGGAAACGTCAGCACAAAGAATATATTCATGACCTTCAACAGGTTCCTCGTAATAATTAATCTCGTGTTGAATCTTTAGCGGACTTTGAGCCTGCATTCCCAGAAGAACGTCAGAGTCAATCAGTGTTTGAGAACTACCAATGAATGATACTTCAAACTCTTGTTTAAACTGAAGCTCACTTGTATTGGCAATTGTTTCTTCCTTCCACTTTGCATCCCGGCCTGGGACATCCTGCCACTTAATCTTAAAAGGTTTGAATTCATTTGCACCTTGGATCGCTCCTTCCCAAATCTTATAGAACATATTACCTATCCCATTCGGAGTACTGGTAATAATAACCTTTGTATCTTTACCACTTGAAATAACAGGATAAGTTGAAGTATAAAATTCATTGGCGCGATTAACAAAGGCAAACTCGTCCAAGAAGATGCAGTTCATTGAAAGACCGCGAATAGAATCACCGCTTGTTGCAGAAGCAATAATCTCGGAGTTGTTACTAAACTTAATACTACCTTTATTCAGAACCTTACAGCCTGGCTGTAGAAAGAATGGAAGATTCTCAAGCATCAAGGTAAGTCGGCCCAACATTTCCCTTGCAGTCGCACCTTTGTTTGCTAGAATGCCAACCTTTTTATCCGCGTTGAACACAACATAGTGAAGTAGCCATGCAACTGAGGTAATACTTTTACCGCTTTGACGGCAAGCAAGAACAACCGAAAAGCGATTATCGTTAAAGTGAGAAACCATCTTCTCCTGATAACCTCGAAGCTTAAACGGAACAAGGCCTGAATCCAAACTAATAACTTTCACATAGTTCTCACAAAAATAAGCAACATCCTTTTGACACCGGATGTATTCATTTATCTCGTGCTTGGTGAACTGCTCTTGAACTCCATCAGCTTTTACATTTGGATTTCCGTTATATGACAGAGGGCCGGACATTAATTTTTCCTTTTTCCTTTACAAGCCTTTGTGATTTTGGTATAATTAATTCCAGAAAGGATTAAATATCAATAGTCTCGCTATCCGATCCTTTAAGAAACTTCTGGAGCTCAGATGTAGTTCCAACAAAGATGGCATTATTAGTCGTGGATGTACCTTCGTTCCCACGAGGGTCATCAGACTTAACAAGCGTCTTCCTTTGTTTCTGAAGATCCAAGAGTTGTTGATTCATTTCAGCAGCTTGCTTTATAAGTGTTCCAAGAACTTCAAATGCTCGAGGATGTTCGGCATCAGCGGCAAGACATGACATGGAATCAATCGCAATCTCTGACGTTTCGATAAGTTTCTTGATCCGCTCTCTCGCATAACGATAATCCTCTTCGGTTTCATCTACAAGTTGAGCATCACTCGGACCAATCAAGGAATCAACTACTGCAAGTTCCTCAGAAGTCTTTTTTACCTCGTCCAGATTTTTCTGTAACGCGGCGACCATGTCGTCCTTTTTACTCATAAAGTTATTTATACCCCTGTTTATGGGGAATCATCCCATACGTTTTCTGGGTCAGGCGGCTCACCAATTTCTATAACAACAGTATGCGAATCTTTTGTATCAGATCGTGATCCAGTTCTTACCCGCACTCCCGCGTCGGTATACTTTCCTCTACTGTCTAAGTCATAAAAGGAAGTATCAACTGACTTGATAATGCTAGAAGCACCTGGATTACTTATAAATTTTGTTCGTGTACTAAAGGTTAGTGTGTATACTATTAATCGCCGAGAAGATTCAAAATCACCTTCGTATCCATCTTCGCTACTGACACCTGTTAAAACAATTGGAACATCAGTAACGCTCTCGGGTCCTTCAAGACCTTTAACGCTTAAGGTATAAAGCGGATTAAAATTAACAAATATTTGTTCTAAAATTTGCAACGCTTCATCTTGTCCTCTTGACATTATATTCAATGAAAAGTCAAGCGTATAAGGAGCGGATTGCCGTACCTTAACTCGATTCCCTTCGCTATCGGTCTGAATTGTGCTATTCATCCGATTTAATTTGGTAGCCTGATCATAGACCAAACCAGTCATTTCAAAGCTCATACGAGGTAACTGCAATGCCACGCTATTTTCTATTCCGACCTTGATTCTTGCAAGAAACTTTTCCTTTGGCGCATAAGAAAGAGGAACTCGTTTCACGCCAACCATCTTACCAGCTGCAACCTGCGCTACCTCAATGTCATTAAAAAGAGTACCAAAGACTGACACCATTTTCTTAATCGTGCCGTTATAAAAATATGAATGGCCAAGCATGTTATGAATCTGGTTTT